CCCGGTCCGGGGAGTCCAACCCTCGCTTTTTCATTTCTTTCTTGCTTTCAACCTCCAGCTTTCCGTTGCTCGCAAGGAAGTACTTTCTGGATGAAAGCTGCGCGAACGTCTCTTGATCCTCCTCAATCTCAACCTCTTTATTCTCCATGAGATCCTTCAATGTCGCCCACATGTGCGTTGTCAGATTATTGTAATGCTCCGCAGCGTCTTTCCCTGCTTTTGTATCCGTCTCAATCTTTTCAGCAGCGTTAATAGGGACAACGTACAGCCTATTCAGCTTTTGTTCCCTTTTGACCTCCCGTAATCGGTCTGTTACCCCGCCGCCAAGGCCAGTGTCATCTATATTCACATAGATTCTACCACGGTAATCGGGAAACTCTTTAATCGCTTTCTTATACTGACGAACAATATCGCCGACTGTTCTCATGAGGTCCTGCCCTCTTCTATTCTCCGCGATCTTCAACTTGCCGCGTGCATTTCTGTATATTACGGTTTCGTCATCACCGAATCTGGCGACATCGACTCCGAATATGATATGCGGCAGCCGACTATCCTCCGGAAGTTCAAACAGGCGGCTTCCGCACTGCTCAATCGTAGACAATGCTATAAAGACATCATCTTCCTGATTCGGAAATTCTCCGCGTACACGTACACGGACCACATTGGAATCCCATCCGTACTTCCTGATCAGCGATTCAATATTCTCTTTATTAGTCCGCTTGCTGTCGGCCGATGATACGGTATGGCACTTGTATAATGCCCGATCCCGTGTATGACTATCGTAAAATGTTCCGGAAGTTTTTGTCGGGTTTCCGCACATAAGCAGTTTATTGTTCTCTCCTGACAAGGTACCAAGAACAGCCTCCATAATCGGATCGGCTACGCCGGACGCTTCATCAATGATGAATAACATGTTGTCTTCGTGGAATCCCTGCATGTTCTCTGGCTTTGTAGCAGTCCTCGCTACTCCAAACCAACGCTTTTCATTGCCGACCATATAAACATAGGTCTTTGTCCATTTTAGAAGCATGGAGAGCAAAGGAGAGTGGCTCATCCATTTTGAAATTTCAGACCACAGCACATCGTGTAGCTGCTGTTTCGTCGGTGCCGTTGCTACAATACGGGGATACGGAAAACAGGTGATAAACCACAGGAACACCGCAGCCTCCAGACCAGTCTTTCCTACTCCCTGACCGGACTTAATGCTGACCTTCGGATTGTGCGCCAGATCTTCAGCAGCTTCCGCCTGCCATTCATCCGGTTCAAATCCAAGCACCTCCCGGAAGAACATCACAGGATCATCGCGCCAAAGCGGTATACTTTCATCGAGGAAATCCGAAAGCCAATCCATATTATGGTCCATCCTTTTCCCTCCTTGCTTTTATGACGCTTTCCGCCCATGTTCGCACCAGTTCGTTGCCTTTCGACTCTCCGGCAATCTTCTCTTTCTCGAACCTTAGTTTAGAAAGAGCGTCTACAGCTTTTGTCTTTTGGCTTTGAACAGAGGTAAGTTCCTTCTCCAGACGCGTAACCAGATCGGCGGAGGAAGATGTCATTGTCTGCAGACTGTAATGTTCTCCGGGCAGCCGATCTCCTTTCTCCACTTTTTCCAGAACTCGGTTATCGTAAAGTGCTTTTTCCGCATCGTCTTTGAACGTCCTCTTTTCTTCGAACTTCGTCACGCCGGACACATAAACACCGCCCTTGGCTTCACGATATTTATTGATTGCCTTCATGATCCGGCGCTCCCGAACTGTAAACAGCATAATCTGATTTATCAGTATCTCTTCCTCGTCCTGCGGCATTGTCTCGATAAGTTCTTTTTCTTCATCGTCAAGCGTATCCCAATAGACGGCGGAATATCCTCCATGCTTTAGGGCGTTCTGCGTTCCCTTTGGAGCTCCATGCCCTTTAGCATTCTGCTTTCCCTTGCAATTCTGATTTCCGGGCTGTCCGCCTCGTTTGCGAACGTTCGCTTTTTCTGAAGCGCTTTTCTTTTGCGAACGTTCGCCTTGTTTTTTTTTACTGTTTTCATCCCATTTTTGGGTTGACTTCCACCTTCGGACTGTTCCCTCTGGCTTGCCGAGTTTCTTTGCGATATCAACAAGAGCCATGCCAGATTTATACAACTTCTCCGCCTCTATGCTGTCAGGGCTTCTTGCTCTCGGCACCGCCATCACCTCCCATATCGTAATTTTTTCGGATACCACAAAACCAGAGGGCACTCACTTCTCTCCTTCCGGTTTTTATTCTATTTATTATATAACAGCTAAAATTTCGTAATAAATTCTGCCTTTGAATACTCACTTGTCCCCTTTGCCATCATCCTCAAAAAATCCTCTCGCGAGAATTCTGATAACCTAAACACTTCTTCCGTCCTCATCCCTAACTGCTTCCCTATTTCTTCTATCGGCTTACCAGAATCAAGCAATTCTTTCACAATCTTCTTCATTGGCTCTAGCAAATGAGTACCTCTCGCCCTATTATGAGTAACAGTGCCATAAATATCACCGGAATGATCTTCGTGTCTTACGATTACAATTAGCACTTTGCCTCCCAGCCGATCAAAAAGAATTCTCTGATCCTTTTCATTATCCGGAACATATTTCCAATCCGGTCCAGCTACTGTCCAGCGATGAAACCCATCAATTATTGTATAATCTGGCCGAACTACTATTGGAAGCGTCCAACCATTTGTATATATAGACTGCGTTAACAATTCCAGATTCTGCCTGGATACTTTGTTTGGATTATAATCGTTTGGTTTAAGAAGATTCCAGTCTACCCATTGCAATGTCTTCGATGGTTCAAATAATTTATCCATTAGTTCAATCTCCCCTTTTTCGCTTCCTGTATATATCTGCTGTACACATTTTGATAAAGCGCTCGGAGATTTCTCAACTTTGGATCTCCAGCTATTAATGATTCGTACAATTTTTTCATTTCTTTATCATTCGCAATATTCATCACAGTAACATAAAAATTTCGATATCTCTTTGCTATTTTCCTCTTATGTGGTGTATCGAAATATTGGTCAAAATGCGAAAACATGTGATTCAGTTCTTTTCGGTAATCCTTAACAGTATCTGTTCCTTCACTTTCCGACCTTGCTCGACCATTTCTTCCAAACATCTCACTATCCCAATAAAGAGAAGCCAGATAAGCGTTCGGTTCTCTTCGTATAATATGTTCCATCAAGTCCGGGTAAAATTCATTCATGCGTACTAAAGAACGTGCCGTATCCACAGAAAAGAACTGAGACACCCTCATCTGATTTTTGCTCATTCCCGCTTGCCACATATTCATGTAGATTTCTGGTATATCAATATTCCTATCTAAAAGATATTTCCACACATCACTATTCTTCCAGTCATATATTGGGTATATCTTTGTCCGTCCGGCGCTCCCCTTTCCTTTAAACATAATCCTTGAGAAGCTCTGCAGTCTTTGTAAAGATTCTGCCGTCCTTATTCCAACCATGCACATTCCGTCAGCGCACTTCTTGTCCAGAAATTCTTGATACGAATCTATTCGTTCTCTTAGAAGTGGGTGTTTTGTAATTGCAAAAGTCGGCGGGATCCTTATCCACTGTTCTTTTTTTCTTTCATCCCAACAAATAAATGATTCATCATTTTCCAAAGCATTGAAACAATTAAAATGCCTAACTTGCAAGCAATACCATTCAAATTTTGCACCGACCATTAGGAATTTTTTTCTCCATTCTTTTACTTTGTCTTCAATGCATTTATAAATAGCTTCCTCATCTATAAATTGAACCACAAGCAAACTCGCATCTATTTCTCCAGACTGAATAAGCCTCATAGTCACATCCGCAAGGCACAAACTGTCTTTTCCTCCCGAAAAAGACATATATACAGGCAGGCCATTCGCAAACACGTTTTTAATTCGGATTTTTGCCGCTTCCAGAACATTTATGTTCGCAAATTTTCGCTTTATAGCCATATCCGCTCACCACACTTCGGACAGATAATACTCTTCTGCATTTCTTTCTTCTCGTTGTCTGATATGGGCGTTCTATCAGACCGATATACTTTTTCCACCAATGTTACTTCTGCATCATCACCGCTTTCCTGCGATACCTGCTTCACGGGTTCTTTCTGCATAGCAACTTCTTTTCTCTCTGCTCGTTCATGAACCATGGCAATCTCATCCTCATCCAGTTTTCCGTATTCAGATAAAACTTCTGTTATCTCATCCTCATCTGCCATCATTTGCTTCAACATCTCTTCATCAAAACCAGGTACATCAAAATCTCCGGCTAACTCACTCAAAATATCATTCATCGCCTCCAAATTATCAACACCAAGTGAATAAATTCTATTGTCAGCGATCATCAGTTTCTTTTTCTGATTTTCTGTCAATCCATCAAGCTTGCAAACCTTCGCTTCCTCCCAGTTCATCCTCAATAAGGTTTCGTATAATCCATTTCCAGCAAGAATTGTGTTGTTTTCATCCACCACAATAGGTCTGATCTGTCCGAACATCCTGACGCTTCTTTCAAATTCCTCCAACTGTTTTTCCGTATGGATTCGTATATTGCGTTCCGGGCGAACAAGGTCTTTCAGTTTCATTGTTAATTGTTTCATAGCGTTTTCCTCCAAATTCTTGACTTGAAGGAGCAATGGGATTATCTGCAAATAATCCGCTTACAACAATTTAAGAAAATCGGCAGCACTGTCAATAACTTTAGCCGCTTCTCTTACAATACTTTCATCTATTTCGTATATCTCGTGCCATCCATTTTCCACGGATCCGGTCCATTGTCTGGCCGCCCACGGATGCGTGCCGCACAAATATCCCTTCTCCCACTTGTAGTTCGGCGGTATCCGCACATTGTAGTAATGGATATACGCAAGTATCTCTTCATGACTCCATGCGGCTAAAGGACTGTATCTGGTAACACCTTTCCCGTCGGTATAGATGTTCGATCCTCTTCCGCAATAGTTTCCGTCCGAACGGCGTCGGCCAAGCAATATCAAGTCTAATCCATGAGCCTTATAATATTTCGCCTGCGCTCTGTGTTGAACGATTGAAAACCACTTTGCCGCCGTAGCACTGTCCTGCGGGAACAGCATATTTAAATGTTTTGACAACCATTCGAGATCCTGCCCTGTGTTGATAATTTCAAGTTCTTTCGGTTTGTGCCGATCTACCCATTTCAAAAAAGCCGGATATTCTAGATTACAGATTGCCATCATACAATCATTAATTCCGCTTTCCCGGCATATTTCTCCAAGGACGAGGCTATCCTTTCCGGCAGACCATGCGTATGCTGCTTTCTTCCCGTCAGTCATCTGCCGGACTTCCTCGACGGTTGATCGCACCTTTTCATCCAACTCCTCTCTTGAAACTAGTTCTTCAATACACTTTCTGGCTTTCAGCCACTCTTCGTTCTGTATTGATTGTTTTTTACCGAGTATTTTTTTCATAACGCACCTCCGCCTTTGTAACTATCATCCCTACAATTCCACCCAGTAGCACTGTTGTAAGGCTTCCAAGTGTTTTATATGGTCCACTATTTAAAACCGTTCCGTAGGCGAAAATAGGGAGCCCTACGGCCAACGCAGAAAGGACACCATACTGGATTCCTTTGGGCGTAAGCTTTACTCCCTTCAATGTCATGATGGTCGGCAACAGCGTTGACGCCCTCAGCGTTCCATAAAACAGAAACAGGTGTGTAACTGTCATTCCTGGTATATTGGCAATCAGGATACCCACGCAAAGCAGGGCGATCATGGCACACTTTGCTTTTTTGAGTTCCTTTCCACCGTTCATATCTGTCATGAGCGATGATGCTGCACATAAATTACTGTCTACCGTTGATAAAAGTCCAGACACGATCATGAACAGAAACGGTAGCACCACCCAAGCTGGGAACATCTCTTGAATCAGTTCAAAATTGATGACACCAAGATCTTTCGCCTGATATCCAATCCCTGCCCCAGCAAATCCAAGAATACCCATAGAGAACGGCACCAGTCCGAATAGTATTGCTCCAACGAAAAACGCGCGGCCGATCCGATTGCTCTTGACAGCAAACGCCCTCTGCCAGAACGATTGATCTCCAAATGGTCCGGAAAGCAAACCGATTGTAGTCGGTAATCCAAATGCAAGGAATACCTCTATACCATCTTCCGACCAAAGCGACGTATAATTTCCAGATATTCCGTGTATTCCTTCCAGTATTCCAGAAGTTCCGTCGGCTCTGATCGCCATGATTAAGAACGCTGTACTTGCCGCCAGCATAAAAACCATTTGTATTGCGTCCGTCAGCATTGAAGCCTTTATTCCAGAAAAAAGTGAGTAAGACAAAGCAATGGCAGCCAGTAAAACCGTAACCAACTGGAACGGCATTCCAGTTGCCGCGCTTAGTACCTGGCTTCCGGCCAATAATTGTACTCCGGTCGATAGTACCGAAAGGCCCATGAGCTGAAAGAGGTATACACGCTTAACTCCGTCAGATTTGTACTTATCCCTCATGTAGCCAGACAGCGTAATTCCTTCTGGCATTTCCCTTCGTATCTTTTTTGCAAATGGTATGAAAAGGATCAGGCACAATATGTTTGGTACCAAAAACCAAAAAAGACCGACAAATCCATTCGTATACGCTTTTTCCGTAGATACGAACATTGCCGGCGCCCAGATCCATGTGGCTGCTATACTTAAAGCAGACATTATCCAATTTTCCTTACGACTTCCAACGCAGAATCTTTCCACGTTTTTTTCCTTTTTTGTAAATATCAGTGTTGCAGTGATCATAATCACTGCATAGATTGCTAAGATTCCAAACCCGCTCATCGTAAAATCTCCTTTTATTTTTTAAGGAGCATTCTCACATCTTTTTTCTTTCTCTATCCCCCTCTCCAGAACGATTGAAAAAAGCCACCGGGATGACCGGTGGCTCATGGCTTTTGATATGATTTTACTCCCATATCATACTCGTTTTCCGCTATTAAGTCAAGTTTAAGTTAACGTTTTCCGTTAATTTCTCGCGAAGCTTGCAAAATCAATAAAAACGAAGCCCATTGATTCCGAAAAATAAAGCCGAAAGTTGCTCTTCAGCAATTTTGATGTCATCATAGATTGTAACCTTGCTGACATTAAATTTCTTTGCCAGCTCTGCCACAGACAACCGCTCTTTCGTAATATACATAAACTTTATCACTTTGTACTGGCGCCGCTCTTTCTCTCCATACTTTCCACAGTACATCCTGTAAACATCGAACATCCGGTCAACATGTGATATGATAATCCCCGTCCGCTCTGCAGACTCCTTGATTGAATTCACAATTACCCCATCGCTCGCCTTCATGCTCATAAGTTCTTCTATGACTTCTTCTGTAGTTTTTTCCGAATGCTCTTTCTGATAAACTGCTTTTGAGCAACTTTCCTTTAGCATCCTATAATTTCTAAGAAGCAGCCTTGTGTTGTGCAATCTGCGGTCTTTCATTTCTTTCTGTTCTTTCTGATGCGCCTTTTCCAGCGTCTCGGCTGCGACAGACGCCCCTGCAAGGGCTGCTTTGGCGATCATTTCCTCCACTTCTTCTTTCGTGAGAGCCACAAATTCAACGCAATTATTCATATCCATGTCTATTTTACCTCCGACTATTTGTATATTGCCTTCAGGATCTCTGCTTTATACGCCTGCTTTTCTTCCTCCGGCATATCAGATCCCCTTAATGCGTCATCTAACGCCTGGGCGGTACTGCACTCCGGGCAGATCAATGTTTCGTTATCTGTTCTCGAAAGCGCTGGCACCCCTTCATATTCCCGATTGCAGATTGGGCACACTTGACGCCCCTCTGGTATCACTTCCCCGCATGCTACGCAATGGTCCTCCATAGAATCACTCCTCCTCTTTCTTGTTATCAAACATCCCAAGTTTAAATCCAAGCTGCAGACATCCCTCAACGATCAGCTCTATCTCTCTTCCTGATACATGACACATTGTAAATTCTAATGCCGCACTTCCATCTTCCTCTTTCATGTTACAGAAAAAGCCTTTATCAATAACCTTTTCTGTGCCATCCTCATAATGTATCACTATTTTCTTAACATCCTTCTCTTCTTCCATCTCTTTTCTCCTTCCTGTATGGATAATACTTCCATACGCAATTCACTTTGTACGAATTTTTTATGTATTCTTCATTTGCGCATCCACCAGTTTTTCCATCGTTATACACACACTTTCCACAGTAATCTTTGTGTGTAGGGAATAAGACAATTTTACCCATCCGTACCTCCATCTGGAATAGCATCAGGGAAATCAAATATGGTCATTTGCCCTGGAAGTTCAGCTTCGTTTACCAATCCGACCGAATCAGTCGAAGAAATGCCACTAATCTGTGACCAGCACTCCGGTCCATATCCTCTTCGCATACTTTCCGAATCCGTAAGTTTCTTCCCGCACTTTTGGCACCTTGTATACACAGTGTATCCCTCCCTTTAATTATGAGTGGCATCAAAATTCTCCTTCGCCCACCTATTTCCCGTAGCATAGACTTTATCCCTTGTCCGCTCGTATGGAGTTTTAGTCTTTATACAAAACTCCTCATCGATAAAGATACGCTCTGCAGTTTTTTTGAAATCTTCAAACGTCGGATTCTCCCCGAACGAGAAACGAATCTCAGAGCTATTTATCCATGCTTTGAAATTATATATTCCCTTTGTATCACTAAATCCGAAACTTATGCTCATTTGATTTTTTGCTTTCTGATAATCAGTCCATATCCCTCCGGAGAAACCGACATCTCCATCATCAGTCTTTGGATGAATTACACTAAGGCTCCATCTTAAATTTCTGGAAAAATCATCATATACAAGATCTCTCATAAATTCCGCAAGTGTCTGCAGAGAAACATCACTCTTTTTACTCATATCAATACCTCCTCTTCGCCTCGCTTAAACTGGCCATGTGTCTTTTTTTTAGATCCTCAAAGAACTCCACATTCGCATTTGTTACTTTGTAGCACATCTTCTCGCCGAAAAATATGATGTATATATCAGTAGCAAGCTCATGAAGCACCGTTGTATATTCTTTTGTCATCGCGCAGCCACCCAGCGTAGGGCTTCCATCTTCAGTAACGTCAAATCCTGTGCAAGTGCTTCCCCAGATCTGCGGAAACACCACGGCATCTATCTCTGAATAAACATACTTGTTATCCTTTCTTTTTGCTTCAAAGTTCTTTAAGAATTCTTCATCTTTTGACAAAGCCACTCTCGCCTTGTATTCCAATAACTCCAAATTTGGATATCTTGCATTCATAATATCATGCTCCTATCTGTATTCTTTTCCAGTACGCTTGTCCTTGAGGACAATCCGGCCGACAACCTCAAAGCCTGCAAGCTCTGCGGTCTGTTTCATAATCGGAATAAGGTTACTTATCACGGCTATTCTCTCCGCTTCCCGCCGGTTCTCTTCTTTTCGGATATTCCTCCATGCCGATCCGGCTGTAGGATCTGGATATCCTTCCGCATTTTTTCCCATGTTGTCGGACATTTTTATCTCCCTCCCCTCTCAGAATCTGCTCGCCCTGAACGCGAATCAAACGCTCTGCACTATTCATCTTTCACTTCATTCCTCACTTTCCCTCGACAGCCTTGCATTTGCGGCTCTATCCTTTTTCTTCAAATTTCTTTTCCACCGCCGGATAGTTTCAGCCTTGGTGTGGTTTCTTGACCATGTATAATCATCCAAAATATATCGTCCACCATGTTCGCGTTCTCCGTAAGCCGACATTCTTCTATGTCCTTTCTTCATTTTCTGCTCCTTTCTGGGCGGTATGGATCTGGAAGTGGCTGCCATGCGATAACACATTTATCCTCAAACAGTTCATAATGGATTCCGCTTATATGCCTTGAAAATTTAAACTTGCCATCATAAATATCAAACAAGCCCTGATATCGTCTGTTCCCATCATCGAGAATGAATCTGCCATCATCTTTAAGAAATTCTTCTTTTGTAGGCATCCTTTCCTCCACCGGAATCCAGCCATCATTTCCCATGTGCTTGTGGATGATGTCCTCTATCACTTCGGCCATTTTTAATGCTCCTTGATTATACTCTTTCGCATAGCCAATCATTAAACAACAGCTTTTTTGTTTCTCTATCTCTTCCAGAATCTTCTCTAATTCCTGCAATTAGTCCACCTCCACACTTCCGATTTCAAACTCTGCACCGCACTCGTCACAGATTACAGTATCTCCTTCCCAGTCTGGCCAGTAATCACTTATCCTGTCATCAAAAAAATCATCAAAATCAACTTCAACCTCTTCGCCGCAGTGAGGACATGTATATCTCACATATTTCGGAACCTGCACCACCGTTACTTCAACCTTCTCTAATTCCTGCATTTCTCTAATCCTTCCTCTTTTACCTTTGATTCAAAAAACCTCTTCCATTCGATATAGCAGACAGCAGAACTACATATTCTTTCAAGGGGACAATCGTCACAATTATCCATAACCACACTCATAACTTTTCCGAGTTTTTCTAATTCCTGCACGTCAGTCCTCCTCTTTATCTCCTTAATATCCATTTACCCAGTCAAGGTATTCAAGACCAAGCCAATTTTTAAAACATGCAAGATCCCTACATCCTTCGTAATCGTGGTTTTTCCATCCGCAATAATTTTCGCAGTTTCTGCACATTTCATGTAATTCCTCACAGCAATCTTTTTTGTTCAAATATTGTTTTCGGCTTTGATATACTTCTTCTAACTGCCTTTCTGTTTTTTCTCTTAACATGTCAGTCTCCTTCTCAAAGAATGTCTTATAGTCAAACCACTTATCTTTTATGATATTACCGATAATTTCAATCGTACTTCCCAAGTCTTTATGAGCAATCCGTATGTATTTCCCTTTTAGCTTCAAAAGTTCACTTTCGCCTACCACATCCATAATTCTCATAATCGCTTCGCAGCCTTTTGAGGATCCATTAAAAAATCATCTTCCTTACTTCCTTATCCCTGTTCTTTGCTTATCGCGCGTCTCATTTCCCGCCCAAAATCTTCGCATGCCTGAATATATCCATCTCGATATGACTGCGCTTTTCTGATATATTCGTCACAGCTTTCCGTAGCTTTATGTTCAAGTGTGTATGTGATCTCATGGACTTTGTCTACCCATTCTCCTACTGTCAACATTTTTATTCCTCCACTTTTGTTAGTCCGTCAGCTGCATAGCACCCTTTCCACCCATCAAGCCAAACGCATTGTTGTCCTCCAATATTCTGCGGACCCGCTTTCACAGTAAATACTTTTTCTTTATTTTTTTCGGACACATAATATTTGTCATTCATCTTTACCTTATCTCCAGTTTTAATCATTACCTCTTCCCTCCGTTTTTTATAATTAATTGGCACTTTCGCCGTATCCCGCTCCTTCAGCTCCCGCCACTTCGCAGCTTCTTCGTTTGTCAGCAATACCGCATCTTCAACCCTTGCGGTATCACCCTGTGCAATATAGAAATCAACGAAAAAATCAATAACCTGATTAATTGTAATTTCATCTCCGAATATACTTTCGAGTTTCTGAACTGCTTCTTTCAGCTCCATGATCTGCTCCGGGGTAAGTTCGGTGTCCTCGTATTCTTCCAGGAGTGCTACTGCATTGTACAGATATCCTGCATATACTTCTTTTCCGTCAACATTAAGATTTCCTTTCTCATCTCTGCTTGTTAATCTCTCCATCTCTGATCTCCTTTTCTTTCTGTTTCTTTCCTTTTCCGTATTTAACGGCCAGTGTCATTGCATCTTCGCCTATATCTCTTGCAGTTTCCTCTTTCTGACGCTTCGCCAGACACCTCTCTTTCGCCGCATCATAGTTATATTCAATCTGTTCCGAAAGCCGATCGGCCATTTTAAGGAATTTATCCCTGTAATATGCTGACCATTGAATATCATCCACCCTTATTTCATCAACCATCTGGACGTAATCCCTTAACATGCATATCATCAATACGATATCGAGATAGGAGCAACTTACTACATAATCGCACATGAGCTTCAGATTTATGGCTTTCTCTATCATTACCCGCTTTTGCTCTTCCTTCGACATTTCTTCTTCGACCTCATGGAGAAACTGGAAAAGAAACCATAATCTTTGTTCTTTGCCTTCCATACCATCATCCTCGCACCTGATCTTCCGCTTTCACTGGTCGGTATAAATCCTTTCTGTCTTCTCCGCACCATATCAGCTTACCTTCAGGGGTTTCTATCGTTACAACCCCGTCTTTGAACCGATACCCTTCAACAATCTTCCCTCTTTTCCATTCTCCGTTATAATAAATTTCAGCTCCTTGTCCGACTACATGAGGAAATCTGTCATTTTCGCTGTTAAGCTTTCTGTCTATAATGGGGAGCAAAATTCTCGGAACGCAAATCATATGCATCCTTGTCGGTGCTTCCACTATTTTTTTCAGCATATGGATGTAAACTTCCTCCGGAGTGGCATGATCAAGCCACTCCTCCTTATCTTTCGTTACTCTTTGAACTATTTCCATACCTTTGCACTCCTCAGAAATTTCGTGGATTAATGCTCGCATCTCTTCAGTAATTTTCCACCCTCCTCTGGTTGTTGGTTTTAAGTCGTATTCCAGAAGTTTCAGTATCTTCTCATCTATCTTCATCATTATGATGCACCTCTCAATCTAACGGGAAGGACAAGAGCCTTCATATCGGAATCTTCAGCCTGAACAATCATCGGAGTCGAAGGCGAAGAAAAATTCAAAGTTATATTCTCACAAGTGAATGCCTTTATTGTTTCCAGCACCAAGCGGGAGTCAAACCCAATACGAATCGGCTTCTCAATCGGGCTTTTGAGCATGATTTTCTCGCGATAATTTGTCACTTTATCCTGAAGGATCACATTGATCTCCTCCCCATCAATATCAAACTCAGCAGGAACACTTTCGTCAGTACACATCTTCGCTCTGGTCATGGCACCTATAAGCTCCTCCCTGTTCACTATGGCGTAATTCTCCATATTCACGAACATCTTCTGGTACGGAACAAATTTGCCATCGCGGATCCTGGTACGGATCAAGTATGCATCGGTCTTGAAAACCGCACTGTTTGTATCGTGCGAAAGTGTTATATCATCGTCCATCCCCATTGAAGTAAGTTTCTTTGCCGCCGTTTTGGGAACGATCAGCTTTAATCCAGAAACACCGGAAACAGCATTGATCTGATCCCAACACATAACATGACCATCAGTAGCCGCAAGGTTCAGGTTATCATTTTCGCCTTCGAGATATATTCCTTCAAGCTCCGGCCGTCCCGGCGACTTGTCGGCAGCCGCATAAAGTGCATGTGATATTGCCTCCATCAAAAGCGCTCCCGGAAGGACTATTCCCTCCTCTTCTCTCGTTTCGGTTTTATCGTACATAAAATTTTCCGCCGGGAATGACTGATAGCTGTTTTTAATCTTCTCCATCTTAATCGTCACAACATCTTTATTGTCGCAGGTAATCTCTACATCGCCCTCCGGAAGGTTTTTTATCAAATCAAACGCTTTCATTGGCACGATGAATGATTCATCCTCTGCACCCTCTAATTTGACCTGTATCGTCATTTCTCCGTTTGCGGCTATTGCATAACCTTCTTTGATCAAAACGCCTCCTAGAGCGGGAGTCTGTGGATTTTTCTGCACAACGCTCTTTACCTTATCAATAGTTCTAACTAACTCATACTTTTTTAACTTCATAATCTGTCTCCTTCCTTGAGTTCTATCCCATCTAAAAATCGTAGAACTCCATTTGAATACTTGATTTTATATGCTTCGAGATCTTTTCTATCCATGTATTTGTGTCCGTAGATTTTTTTCATGTCACGAAAAACCACCCACGGAACACGGTAAAAGTCATCCAGTCCTATTGAAACCACCAGAAAGCACATAGCCCCGAGGTTCATATATCTTTCAAAGCAACTCTCCTGTTCTTCCGTAACTGCATTTCTCATAATCTTCTCTTTATCCGTATGCTTTGCATCAAACAATACCATAGTCGCATCCATCAATATCCCCTTGAAGTCTGGCTGTGCCTGCTTCGCAAAACAGCAGATAAATTGTCCTCTTTTCCGATCATACGGTTTAAGCACCCTCATCGGCTCTGGCGTTTTCTCTATAACGGAAATCCTCTTTTCCTCATAGAACCGACAAGCCGCGCTGATCATTCCTTCAAAATATTCTCCCGATTCCCGGGACCGGCTCCCAACCAATATCCTACTGTATGTATCCATGCTCCGTTGCCACCTTCAATAATTTATTGATCGTAACAGCTCCAATTCCCGGAATTTTGGAGGTCTGCAACTCTGCAAGAAATTCCTTTGTATTTTTCCTGTTTCCGACCAATTTCCTGCCACTATTAAATCCCTCGCTCCTGGCTTTCTCAACCCTATCCTCTACATAATGTACAAGCTGTTCATCTGTCATTTTCCGCATCTTCACTGCCTTTTCATGGATGCGTACTTCATCTTCTGTCCTTCTACAATTCCGTTTACTCTTTCCCATGTCTGCTCCTTTCTATTTGTCCTCCAGCCCTTCAAGCTGAGGAACATTTACTCCATGTTCTTTGCACCACTTTACAAAACACGGTTTACACATATACGCAAAGGCGTTTGTCTTTCCACCCCTTTTAGTCCGCGCTGTAATGGATACCATCTTGCTTTTCTCTTTCCTCTTGTGGCATTCTGCGCATTCTCCCATTAACTTCGCAAGAATTTTCTCACTCTTTTTTCTTACAAGAAGCTGAGGAGGGAATTCCCTCTTCATGGCATCTTCCCCAACAATCTCAATTAGGCTGTCTTTCATAAATACCGGCGTCTTTTCCTGTTCTGCCACTTCAACAATCTTCTGAATCCATTCCGGATTGGGAACAACCTTTCCCTTTCTCCTGCCCGTCTCAGCCCCAATAATTACCCAGTCCACTTGCCGGAACAAAAGGTTGTGTCTCTCTGGGAGAACATCTTCCAAAATCGGCTCTATGCTCACAAATGTGTTGCGCCGCGCCGGCAGGAAGTTGAACTTATGCATTTCATCTTCCCTTGTTATCGATGTTCCGTAAAACATATTCTCCCCATCCGGAAGCATATCTAAGTCTGCATATCTCTCCGTGTTTTTTGTAAGGAATAAATAATTATGCTGTGGATGCTCCATGCAACACTGAAACACTTTATCGATCCAGGCATCCGGAACCCAGTCTCCGAACAGGTCTGCCATGGCTCCAACAAAAATGTTCTGCCCCATCTTCAACTTATCGAGCGTATCGAAGCGGTATCTGTGCATTGTTGGCTCAAATCCGAAAGGATAAATGATCTGTTTTCCGTTTTCCCCGATGAATGGATTGTCCAGCACATACCCTCCTTCATCTTTCCGGTATTTGTCCACCCTCGTTATGTTCAACTTTACATTCCCAGAAAATCTAAGGCTCATAGTTCTTGCATAGCAATACTCGCATCCATGCCGACACCCCGTGACAATATTCAATGTATGGTCACACCACTCTATTTTCGACCGATTCATCCATATTCCTCCCTCCTGAATAACCAATCTCCTTATCCTCTTTCCACTTAATCCCTGAAAAGTCAAGTTTTTGTCCACACCTGTCGCAGTATTTAGGCTGATAATTCCGTCCAGCATTTAAAATGTGTTTACACCTAGGGCAGTAATAATATTCATGTTCTGTTATTACAAATCCAAATTTTAAATAAGTACTTATCCTTAATATAGGTTTTTTAGCCTTTTTCTTTTTTGCCATCATTCCGTCTCCCAGTATTCAACAGTATATTCCATCTGCGGCTTTGCTTTATTTTCTTGCCCGGGAGAGATGCGCCTTCCTATCTTGACCGCATATCCTGCTTTTGCTAGTATCGATACCAACTGAAGCCTATCTTCTTCGGACCATTGCGCAGATCCCTTCCGTATGCTCCTTATTATCTGAGTTCCCATATTATCCGCACCTCCTTAGTCCTTTATCTTTGTCCTTTTCAATAGTTTCCAACATTTTCTTTTTGAAAGCCTCGGTAAAAGCTTTTACTTCCGGTGTCATTCCGCAATTTCGGGATCCTCGGCACTGTACGATATCGTTGTCTCTCCATTCCATTGTGAAATATGGCTTGTCCGGTTCTTTTTCCTTCCGGATAAAGAAAATGTTGGTTTCCCCTCTGGCCACTCTGTCAACGTAGGTGCCCACACAATGATGCAAGGCTGCGCCCTCCGCCTTAATATCCTCCGCACTGGCAGGAACAACCAGAAGCAACCCTTTCCCTTTGATCTGGAAAGCGTTTTGAATATTCCCATTTTCTCCAAGAATTTCCTCTAGTGCCTTCTTGTCCAAGAGTTTCTGATATTCTTTTGCAGTCCGATCATGGACTTTCCTGAAATTTAGGGGCATATAAAAAAACATATTATTCAGATCGTATCCAAGTTCTTTACACCATTTCAGATACTCAAGCCAGTCCTTTGCCATATTCTGTTTTCTTTCAATTCGCGGATCTTCCCGTTCTTGGTATCTCATGTATGAGTACCCCCAACACACCCCCTGTTCACCGATCGGATAGTTTTCGCTTTCTTTTGTAATATACTTCACAATTTTATGAAGCGTTGTTTTTCTGTTAGCCTGTTTCAATAAATCCGTATTGCACCCGAACGTTTCATAATACTCTTTGAGCTGCTCTGGTTTAAACTGTAAGCCAATCTGCTGTGCTACCTGCAACAGTCGAAGTATATCGTGGTTCCCATCAACAGCTTGCAATATTCTTGTATTGACCTTTGTAAGTCCTAAAATTTCATATATGGTATTCCCTTTAATATTTACCTTACCTGTCTGATAACCGCTATATCGTGAATTAATAATGCCTTTTGCAATCTTATTGAGTCCCATTTTGCAGATCCATTCCATTTTCGGAAATTCTATATACTTTTCGATTGCATCCTCATATCTCATAGAAACTGTAGGAAGATTTGTCGAAAGCACTTCCAAGGCCGAATATTTCATGGGAGTGTGTTCCCACGCCTGCGGTAGATTTCTCGGATATAAAATGCATTCCATGCAGGCAATCTTCCCTTGATCCGGACACCAGCGACAATCACCTCTCTGCTTATACACTCCCCACTCATAGGATTCACATTTTGGTTTTCCTTTTGGGAATGTATAAATAGCTCTGCTATTTTCAGAAATATCTCTTTCGATCCGCTCTTTATGTATTACCACATCCAAATAACCATCACTTTTCATCAATTGATGTGCGTGGAAATATCGGAATACAAACCCATCTTTTGTCGGATCCACATATACGAACCACCGTTCGTCATGTGTCTGTGCAGGCATTCGGCCTTTTGCTTTAATAGTTACTCTGCTACCACAGAATGGGCAGATTCCTTTCTCATTGTTCCGCAGACGAATCTTTTTTCTATCCACAATTCCGGTTTTCTTACAATGTGTACACTCACATAATGCCTTGCCTTTTTTTACCTCCTTGTAAATCAGGTATCGCGCAAAACTCATTCCTGTATCCCACACCCAATCGAAAAATTCTTTCGGTGCATCCTTTATCGGATTCATTATCACATCGATCTTGTCAGTTTCTTTTTTATGCTTTTTTGCCAGACGTTTATCCAAAACCTCTTGCTGAAACCTATGTATTCCTGTCCATGGTCCGTATTCATCATCAGGCATAGAGTATTCTCTGAAAAAATCCTTTACTATTTTCAACTCTTCATCCGATCTCATGAATACGTTCAACCTATATGAGCTTTTATGTTCCTGCTGATTCCACACATAATCCGTAAAAGAAAAGTTATACATTCCATGGAATGATGCTGTAAGCCATTTTGTCTTTGACGTTTTCAAATCTTGTGTGATATAATCTTCGTGTGACAGAAATGTCCGGAAAGCTGCTTCTGTTTTTCCTTTCTTGAGAGCCTGAATCTCGAAGAAATTCAGAAGCAGTATTTTTTTGTCATCAATCAACTCTGCTGTTACGATATGTCTCATATCTCCAAGCCGATCTGCAATTTCTATCATTTCTGGAGTTGCGATTGGTCTTGGAATAGCAGATAATTTTCTTTTTTCCACACATAACCCTCCCTATAACAAATCAAATAATGACATTTGTCCTTCTGGTTCATTTTTCTTTGGAGCCTGCTTTTTGACTTCTTTCATCGGTTTCGCATCAGGCGTCTTTTCCGGTATCTTTTCTTTGACAGTCTTCTGTTTGGATTTCTGTTGCTTACGCTTCTCAGCATCCTGCTTCTGCTGTTTTTTCCGCTTCTCCTCCTCTTTTTTCTTCTTTTCCTCAACAGCCTTATCATCCAGATGAAAGTAATCTTCCGCCCATTCATAAACCACATCATCTCGGACCGCAGCGCAATTTCCACTTTTCTGTTTTCTTGCCTGCTCGTAAATATAGTCAAAACATTTCTTCCATGTTTTGTGATTTTGAAGAACATCTTCCGCCAAACCGTCATCTTCCTCACAACGCTTCAGTAAATAGGTTATAACTGGGTCAGCAAAGTTCTTATCTTTGGCATTTTTTAATTCTTCTTCCAACTTTTCCTTCGCACTCTGTTTTAACGATTTTGCATTTTCCTCTTGTGCTTTCTTTATTTCTTCATCCGTCGGTGCTGGTAAACCTTCCACTATATCGGCAAGCGATGCAGTTCCCATCGGAACAACATCCTCAGCTTTTACATTTTTTTCATCTCCGGATACGACAGTCTCAAACGCTTCCTGTTCAATTGCCTCAATTACCTTCCCCATAGGTTCTGCAGGGGCATTGTTTTCCAATTCTTCCTCTACATCAGATATTTCAGATTTGTACTCTTTGTCCAGACGGTCATTGGTCACATCAAACAATGTGTTGCCATCAGCGTCATAGAACACCGTGACACTTTCTCTCTTTAAGATTTTGTACTCTTTGTCTCTAATTTTTATCGAGTATTGTTTTTCTTCGGCATTATAATGGCTTTGAAGAAATGTCTTTACAATTTCATTCCATGGCCAGCCGTAGGTATTGTCATCTTTCTCTTCCAACGAAAAATGTTTTACATTTTCTCCCATTGCGTTTCCTCCTTCTTAAAATCAAAAAACATATAATACTTTTCCAATTTTTCCTCTTTCTTCTTTGTCTGGGCACTCATTGATTCGATACAATGAAACATCCGTCGTAGCGACCATACCTCCATTCGGAACATAGGCATATACCAGAACTCTTGTCCTTCTTTTTCTTGCGGGAATAACACATGCCCCTCCATCGGATTGGTTAGGGTATTCCCTATGCAGATATATCCTGCACACCCAAGAAGCGACAACTGGATGTAGCACATCATACCGACAATTCTGTCTATATCCTGGCCAACAAACAGGATGTAATTTTGGAAATTATGTTTTGCTTTCTTTGCATTGTTGGCCGCCGCAATCAATGTTGCTCCTGCTCCACAAGCGGGATCAAAAATTGATATGAATCCCCTTTTCTCAATTTCTCCATCAATATCTCCCTCTGTTATTTTTGCCATGAAGTCGCAGATGTGATAGGGAGTGAAAAACTGCCCTTTCCAATGATTCCCAAGATTTAATTCCATGTATAACCCTCCGAGAAAGTCTTGTTCTGGATCTCGCTCCAAGGCTTCCACCATGATTGCGAAGCACTTTGCTGGTTTATCAACTCCCCCAAGTCTCTTTATGCACTGTGCATACTCCCTTTCCCTTTCTTTATACTGCACATTCGTTTTATCCGGATCCGTAGAGTTCGCCAGACTACATGCTGTTGCACTTATCAGATCTTCCCACACTTGCCATGCGTTCCTGGCGTAGCACATTTCCCGAAAAATCTTTAAAAATTCCTGCTTTGTACCTTGTATCGTCTGTGCTTCTTTTTTCGCATTCATCTCAATCCCTTCTCCCTCATGAGCCGGTCTATAAACTCTGGAGTTGATACATTGAGTGTTTCTTCCTGCGCTTTTTTCTCAATCACAGACGGCTTCTCTTGTTCCGCACAATTTAGCATATATTCTGTTCTTTTTTGCAAGACCGGCTCTGGAATCCTTCTCTCGTTGAGCTTTCGTTGAATAATCGCATCATAGACCTTGAAAAAATGTGCCCGGTTTGCAACCGGATTATCTCCCAAACACAATTCCCGGAATCCCATCCGTTCTACAGCTTCCCTTGTCGATCCAGATAGGCTCTGTATAGCTTCGTCCGATCTGTAATATCCGTATTTCTGGATTGCACGTTGTACATCTCCCCAAGCTTCCCCGGCATCTTTCATTCCCGGCGACATATATTCTGCACATTTTGCCCTTATTTCTGCTATCTGCGGCGGATATGTTTGTGTCGCGATCAACTCCTGCAATGCCGTCTCACAAATCTTGAATTCAATATCCCCAAGCATCCGGTACCAAAGTTGAATACTGTATTTGTCAGGCATAATGTTAAATGTTGGATACGCACTTTTGATAGCAGCCCGTATCAGATCAAACTCACTCGGTGTCATCCGTTCTCACCTCCGT